TGCGTTTGGCTAACCCAAATATCAACGCCTGCAAAATCCAGATCATCGGGGCGCAGATAGCTGATCTCGATCACGCTGAAGCCTGGTACTACTGAGAGTGCGGCTAAGGGTTCGGGGGCGGTGTTGGCCACAGACAGCTTGGCCGGATTAGCAGACACCTGGTTGTTTCTGCCACGCTCAATAACCCTGATCTCAAAGTCGCGCCAAGCGCCAACCGTGCCCGTTACGCGCCGGTAGTCCTCAGCATTTTTCTCAAAGGAGTAGATATAGACAGGATCGTAAACCTGCTCAGTCCTGACGATCTGATTATCAGTCCATATTTCAACCTGATAATCCCGGAAATACTGATCCAGCCTGCCAGCACCGGCACCGCGAAGCCCCTCAGAGCCAATCTCTACCCAGTCACCGACGGTGGATCTGCGCCATACAAACTTTGCATCCTTTCCGCCAAACTCCGTATCATTGCCTTGTTCGAACAGCTCCAAGCCGCGCACATCCGGGGCGGGTAGAACGTCAAATGGGTTTTCGTCCGTGTAATCAGGGTCAAGCACGTTGGTAGTGGTAACAATCTGTCGAAGGCCGTAGAAGTTTTCGACGCCATACACTGACACACTGCGTACCCGGATCTCGTATTGCGTGCCGTTCGCCAGTACCTGCACTTCGGCAACGCTCGGGAACTGCCAGCCTATTTTGCTGACCCTCTGCCATTCGTCTTGGCTTGGTAGCCGATACTCGGCTATGGCGTACAGGTAAGGGTCTGTCGGTGGCTCGTCAACCGTGATCACGAGCGTGGAAAACATGCCGTCGGGGGTCTTCGGCGCGTTAACGTCTTCGGTAACTGTGAAGCTATTAACGTCAGGCGCGGGCTCGCTGCTGATGATCAGCTCATACTCTGCCGACCATGGCGATACCAGGTTCCCGGTGCCTCTGGCTTTTGCCCGGAACACGATACGGTTGCCGGCATCCAGCGGTATAGGAACCTCAACGCTGCCGACCCTGGCGTCTATATCGGGCGCATTAATCCACACGCTGGACTCGCCGTCAGGTCTGCCGGGGTCCGTTTCAATGACGCCGGTTATTGGGTCTTCAACAATGTCCGAATCAATTTTGTATTGCAGGCGATACGAACGGGTAACGGTCGCAAGCCGGTCAGGGTCCAGAACTGACACGTTAACAACGGCAGATAGATAATTAGACGGTCCTACGCCTGCCGAAATCTCGGGGGCTGTCGGTATCTGATTCTCTGGCCTGGGTCTCAGGTTGGTTGTGTACGCGGGCAGGGGGATCACCATCTTCCGTGTAAATCTCGTTTGCAGCGTTAACCAGCGTCACGCTTGCGCCAAGGTCTACGGATGGAGATACATTAACAACGATGCAGTCGAGCGTCTCTGATCCTGCTACGCCGTAGGACGCCAAGTCGCCCGCGATAAACTCAATGGCGCTGCCGGTTGACCATTGTCCTGCGCCGTCATAAGTTGCGGTTATCTGCTTGAACTGTGTCCCGCTGCTGACCGTCCTGACGCGCACGCCGTAAGACTGGCCAGAGACTAGGCCAAAGGTTTCATCAATCGAAAACGTACCAGCGCCAACGGACTTTACAATCCCACTACCCAGGCCCACATCAATGATGTCATTCTGCACAAGGACAAGATCGCCTCTCGCACACGCGAGGTTTTCAATGTCTGTCGTTAGCTCATACGTCTCCCTACGAAGCCGCTTTTCAAGGTACGCAAACCGCGCATGCTTCTGCGCAAGAACCTCATTCGTGACGCCCCAAAGCTCCAGAGATTCGGTCTGTCCAATCCGGTTTGCTTCGAGAATAGCAGGGTCGTAATAGGTCCACTCGTCCAGCTCCCAGTCCTGATCCTCGTTTTGAAACTCAACTGTAATGCCGTCTGAAGGATCTGGAAATTCGCGCTTTGAACTGAATCCAGAGCTGTTCTTCGGGGTGAAAATCTGAGTCGGGATCAGCTTCTCGATGTTCTGCACAACGCTAAACTGACCATCGCGCATTGCAAATTCAGCGCGCCCGGTCTTCGCTACGTTATTCAGCACGGACTTCAGAGCAGCCGCTTCGTTGTTATAATTTGACGCCTCCCATCCGTCCGCGATGCAGCGCAGACGCCAAGCGTCCAAGTCCTCTAGTCTGATCCTGCTGTTGCTAACACGGGCGCGGTTAAACGGACCCTGCAACACCCATCGGTAAAGCTCTGCCGGGTTGCTGCTGGTCTTGAGTGTTTCACCAAACCAGTCGCGCCAATCGCTGTCCCAATCGTCGGGTATTACAGATTCAGCAATGACATTGACAGAATCAAGATTGCCGCTAACCTGATCGGTGGCCTTGATTTTTATAGCAAGGATAACGGGCCTGTAGTCTCCCGATGGGCTGCCGATCAGCTCATTAAAACGAGTTGTGGTAAGCGGCGCGTTGCGTTGCGTAAACTCCAAATTAACCGTGTCTGTCCACGGCCTATCACCAACACCAACACCTTCCTCGGGCTTCAAGTTGCGCGCCCGGATTGTTACGGTGGTCTCTGTTGGCGGGTTGCCATGAAGGGATGGGTCAAACGCAATTGACCGTGTGAAAAATTTGTTGCTACTTGACCAAGCGGAAACGCTGGCCACGCTGTAGCCTTCGGGTGCGTCCAACACCACATAGCCGTTGCCATCGTCAAACGCTATATAGCTTAATGGTACGGCCTCTTCATAAGCAAAAAGGTTTGCTTTCCCATCCCCCCAGTTCCGACTTGTCGATCCAGTCCGATACAGTACGCCGCCTTCTTTGTACAGCCGATATGGAACTGCGCCTTTATTTGCAGCCGTTTTGTTAAAATACGAGGCAGGCGTAAACCAGTCACCAGATTGGCCCTGATACTGCAGCTGTATTGCCCCGCAGCCATTTTGTCTATACCCGTCGCTGTGCAACCAGTTCAGACCAAGAGGGTACGAAAATGTGACGTTTGTTACACCGCGACCCACTGGCACAAAACTGGACAGCCATCCGCTGCCCTCTCTCGGCAACTCGTCTTGCACATTATTCTGAGTTACGTCTCTGGACCATATATCACGCAACGTTTCGGTGTCTGAGTTGTTATACCAGTCTACCGTCGCAACCTCTACTTCCCCAAAGCTGCTTATAGGGACTTCGCCAATGCGTACGTCAGTGACGTTCATTGGGCCGTAGCCGACGCAAAGCAACATCCGGTAATATTGATCTTTGCCCCGGTACTCATAATAAGGATTGGCCGCATAAGCTGGCACAATCTTGCGCTTCCCAAGGATGTAGGGGATTGGCTCGTAGGCTTTATTCTGGTTGCTGTCGCCTTTTACACGCTTGCGCTTTTCGTTGTCAGAAACCTCGGGCTCTTCAGGGGCGAAGAGGAAATATGGCGCAACTAGGAGGCCAGTGGCGGCGATTGATAGACCCACGATGAGCCACAGACTGGTGGCAAATGCTGGCACTTGGCACAGCGTCAGAAGATCCCCGCTAACCACTTCCCGGCCCCAATCTTCAACCGGGTTGCCATTAACAAACGCCCGCGTGTGCTCTCTTGCAAGCCCCGTATAATCGCCAAAGATGGACTCAACTGTACGCCCTGCCTCGACAGGCTCTTGAATAGGAGATAGGAATGGAGCTTTTGAAACAACGATATTAGCGGTCATTTGCTGGCCTGTAGTTATAGAATCCAAGAATTCGCCCCTTCCATTTGATCGTGGTCACGTCATCAACTGACGGCCCTACACCTGAGCGCGTGTGTATCATCTGCCGGTTATCGAGCATGAATCCGACGTGTATCGGGTTGCCTGCTACTGACAGCAGAGCAAAGCATCCGCGCTCTGGACTCGTTACACGCTCAAAATGCTGTTGGTCGTCAAGTTGATCCGCTATGAAGTCCGCCGCGTCAGTGTCTCCACCGGGCTCATAATAAACATCGTCATAGCCCGGAACCTCGACGCCCATCAACTTACTATAACATATCTGCACCATTCCCCAGCAGTCAGCGCCCTCCATTGAGCGGCCCCCCGGAAGGTATGGAATGGCGAGAAGGTCACGAATCATTGTCTTCCCATAAAGCCGGAAACGTTTGGGGCGTGAACCGCTCACCTGGTAGCTGCACATCCAGAATCGGCTCGACCTCCAGATCAACACTGACGCCTGATCCGCTGATGCTGAATGAGGTTGACTCAAACTGAGCCGGGCCAAACTCTGCGACGTTGGGGGCGGATGCGGCAATCACCCATAGGTTAATGATGATCCTGTCGTCTGCCAGCCTGAGCCGCCTGACGATGGCTATATCCGCCGCGTCAAAGTCGATGGTGGCCCTTGGCGTACCTTCTGCCGTTTCCTCTGGCAGAGACAGGTCAAAGCGCCCCGGCTGGTAGGTTTGGGTGCTGCCCGACACATTGCTGTCGATTGATTCCGTGTTGTTTGCGTAATAGTAAATCGTGCCATCAATATTAACTTCGATCAGCACAATTGACGGATCACCAGAGGATCGGCTGTAAATGTTCTTCAAAAACGAATCGCTATAAGGCATTAGGGTTGCTTCTCCAGAGAGATAGACAGACGCCACATATCGCCGCCCAGCGGCTTTAGGTCATAGGGCTCTGCGAACTGGTAAACAGACGTCCCGCCGTAAAGGAAGTCCGGTTTGTCAAACTCCAACCCGCCGTTGTCCAGATCATCCCGGAAAAACGCGATGAACGTATCGGCCTGGGTGCGGTTGATAACATAGGACTCAGACACGTCATGGACAGCCGCCGTGAAGCGGGTTCTCTGCTTCGTCAGGCCGCCCATTGCGCTTCTGATAACCGTACTCTGTGGGATGTCTGAGAAGCTATCTACGTTTGGCGACTGGGGCAGCGAGCCGGGCCAGGTAGCCATTAGACGCGCCTCCCTTTAGATTTCAGATCAAACTTTGAGCCAAGCTGTCTATCGAACTCACCTTGCATCACCTGCCTCCGTACTGTGTCGCGTATCGTAACCTGCATCTGGCGTTGTCCTTCAGGGCCTGTTGTTTCTTGTGTCTGGACATCGTGGCCGGTTGATGTTGTGGTCTGGTCATTGATGACAACGCTCATGCCACCCCCGCCAACGCTAGACGGCGTAACTACACCCGAGCCGCCCATGGTAACAACCTCCGGGCCATTCTCGCCTACCATGTACGAGTTTCCGCCTGTTACTGAGCCGCCCATTGCGCGGGCTCCTGAGATGCCGTCTATAAGAGTGTAAGCCGCTAGCAGTGCCGCACCACCCACTACGGCCGCCGCACCAAATGAACCAATAGACGCAACCAAAGCAGCCGGGAGCCATGCGGCGGCAGTGGTGCCCGCAGCGGCCACCGACGCGGCCGTTGACGTGGTGGTTGCTGCGACGCTTGCCGTGGTTGCTACGGCAGCCCCAGTAACAACAGCCGCTGTTTTTGTGCCCTCAGCGGCAACTACTGCGCCTGTCTTTACGCCCTCAGCGGCAACAACAGCGGCTGTTTCCGTGCCGATCCCTGCCAGTATAAGCGCTTGGTTAATGGCCCACTGCACAGCTATTTGTGCAAGTGAATTAACGACGCCGCGCAAGATGGTTTCTGACAACCCATGCATTGCATCGCCAAGGCTTTCAGAATCAAAAATGATGGATTCAAAAGCACTACCAAAGTTGGCGGCAAAGTTATCTATTGCTGTTTTGCTTAGCTCGTCGAAGTTCTGCAAGTTTTCTTGTGCTGATTCAAGGTACTTTTCCCAATAGCCAGCGTTCAGGTCGCTAAGCTCCTTGTTTTTTTCGTCCTCCAGTTGGACCAGCAAGTTCTTCTGCGCCTGCCCGGTCTTGTTTGTGCTGTCAAGAATAATATCTCGACGCCGCTCGTACGAAGCGATAATCGAGGCTTCTTCTGACATTAGGCTGGCTGCAATGCCTGATGCTTCTTTGTTTATTGATGCCTGCTCAGTCATGCCCGCGTTGCCTTCGCTGGCAATAGCATTCATTCTTCTTGATGCTGCCTGAACGACTCTTCCCTTAGCGCCTCTTTCTCACCCGCGCTAATGTTGAACGAATCAATCATGTCTAGCTGGTCAGCGTAGCGGGTGAACTCTGCTTGCGCGGGGTTGAGTGCACTGATGACAGAGGCGTAATTGTCTGCGGCTTTTGCTGCCTTTTCTAGTTCGGTGGCAACAGAGACTACGCCAGTGGAAGAGGTCTCTGACTTTTCCCCTAGCGACTCAATTAACGCATTAACTTTTTCAATGGCACCGGATGAGGCGTCAGCGGCTAAGTTAAGCTCATCTATTTGTGCCTTCAGTTCCCTTGCCCGATTTATGTCTTCGCTGGTGGCGATTTGCATTGCGCCACCCTGCGGGGTGAGCTGGCCGCTGTTCCTTATAATGTCCTGTACAGTTTCGAGTTGTGCGCCCAGCTTTTCGGCCTCAGTGCGCGAGTCGATCATATCTTGAGAAAACTTGATCTTTCTATTCTCAAGCTCTGAGCGCGTAAGCAAGTCAAGGTTATCTGTGAGGTCGCCAATAGCCGTCTTTAGAAGCTGCGCCCTTTCAATAGCCGGGTCCATTGAGTCGCTAAGGCTATATATCGAAGCAGCGGCGGCACCAAGCACGGTCGCCAGCAGCACGTAAGGGTTAGCTCTTGCGGCGATATTGAACGCAATCTGTGCACCGGTTGCAGCGCGTGTTGCTACGGCGATGGCTGTCAAAGTTGCAGCGGCTCCGGCCAGCCCCGCGAAAGACGCCTTTAGAATGTCAACGTTTTCCGAAAGGTCAGATACAGCCTCATCGACGCCACCGGCGTCCTCTGTAAAGTCTAAAAAACTGGCGGCTTAGGTCGCTTACTAACGGAGACACTTCCGCCGCAAGCTGTTCAGACAGTGCACTGAATACTGAACCGACACGATCAATCTGTTTTGCTGCATCCGTGATGTTTTGCGCATCAGCTTCAGACAGAGCAATGCCAAGCGCCTCAGCCTCCTTAGCCTGTTCGGCCATGGCTGCGCCGTTGTTTCTCAGAAGCGGTAGCAGCCTTGTGGACTCTGAAGACATGGCCTCCATGAAAAAGATCATCTCGTTTTGAGAGACGTTTGCTTTTTCTAGGCTGCTTACAAATAACTGAAGGGCGTCTGGACCTGATAACTCTCTGAACTGTTCTGCGGTTACGCCAACTTGGGGGGCTATCTTCTCAAAGAAGTCGGCCATCTCACCGCCGCCGGTAGTGAGAAAGTCACCTACGCGGTCTGACATATCCTTGAGGATACCGGAAAGCTGTCCGGCTTCAACGCCAACTGTCTTGGCACCGAATGCCATCTTTTGGAATTCTGGGACAGTGGAATTGGCAACGCGGGCTAGGCCGACTACTTCCTTCGCCGCTTTAATCGACTTAACTGCCATTGCACCAAGCGCAACACTGGTAGCCGTAGCCGCCGCCGTGAAGATTACCAAAGACTTGCCAAGCTCAGTCACAGTGCTGCGAGTGCTGCCAGCCTGATTGCCAAACCGATCTAGATCTTGACGCCCGCGCCGGATGTCGCTTGTGTCTGCCCGGATTGCTAACGAATAAATATCAGCCACGTTTTGCGCCTCCCCCGGCTTGCGTAAATAATCTCTGGAACTGAGAGCTTGAACGTTCGCGCATTTCTTCTATCGACCTAGTGTCATAAGGAGGCTCTGCGTTAGAGTCTTTGCTTTTATGCAATTGTATCACATAACTTTCAGATAGCCTGTGCAGAGTCTCAGACTCCCATGGCGTTAGATCGGTATCAGTGAGTCTGCACCATGCTGAGATTTCTTGGTAGTCAATAGGTGCTGGGCCTTGCCGTGCGAAGCCAATTTGGGAAAGCATTTCGATTAGGTATGCGCCCTGAG